ATTTTCCGATCTTTTTAAGGAAAATTCCTTTACCTTCAAGGATGGGTTGGAGGCAGAGTATCTTGTTTGAGGCAAGGTCGATTTCGTCAAGGAGCAAGACAGCTCCTCGTTGGAGAGCTTCCACAACAGGTCCATTGTGCCAGACGGTTGCGCCGTTAATAAGACGGAAGCCGCCAATGAGATCATCTTCATCAGTCTCTATAGTAATGTTTACTCGAATTAATTCCCTCTTAAGTTGAGCACACGCTTGCTCCACACCGAACGTTTTACCATTACCCGAAAGACCCGTAATGAACGTAGGATAGAACAAACTGGCTTTGAGAATGGCCTTAATGTCGCTAAAATTACCAAACTTGATGAAGGTATCATCTTTCTCTGGGATAAGGTTTTGTACTATGGAAGACTCAGCAGAAGGAGCATTAAATGATCTCTCAATCTGATCTACACTTTCTTTTGTAAGTTCAAGATTCCAACGACCTCTTACAACTTTAAACTGCTCCAAACGTTTTGTTACAGTCTGATAATTAATACTTCGTGATTTACAAAAACCCCTAATATCAGCAGCAGTTATTTCAACACCGTATAAAGATTGCAATTCATTAATTAGTTGTTTATCAGTCAAAGCAATTGTACGAGGCATAATGTAGCATTTTATTTATACAGTTATTATAACCGTATAACTTAAAATTAATTATTATAGTAGACAGTTTTTAATGTGTCCCAGAACCTGCTTGATTCATTAATGGACCACCTGGACCAAATTCTTCTGGTGGGTGCTCAAAATTCTCCTTTACTATCTTATTAAACTCCTTAAATGAAGAAGAACAATCAGGTGGTTCAGGATCTTTATAACCCTTCATCCTCTTCCACTTATTATAGAGAGCACCAAGATACCATGACTGAGATAAACTCTTAGGTCCATTCTCTAGCAACTCAAGTTGCTTCTTATCACTTGTGTATGCTTTATATTCCTCTCTCCAGTTGGAGTCATCATAGGGTTTTTCCATAAGAATATTTATGCTACAAGTTCCATAAATTCACCCAATACTTTTTTATTCATCTTTTTATTCTTTAAACTTTTAGTAAATGCTCTTTTAATCTGTGCTTTAGTTGCATCATCCTCAACCTCAAATTCATCGTCATTTGATAATGCATTTGCTGATAATCCAAAATAAGTATGATAACCAGAATTCTTAATAGAAAATGCTCTATCTTTTTTCCAAGCCTTCATAATCTTTTCATATGAATTATCAGAATATCCAGCATATCTTCTAATAAATTGTCCTGCATCTCTACTACCAAGAAGACGAATACCCACAAAATTAATATTGGGAAAAGTTTGTCGTAAATCCTTTAATAGTAAATCAGTCACGTCTGCCCAATATCCCATTCCTTCACAAGAATAAGTATGACCTGTCTTACGATTCCTTACAACACATTTATCACTAAGATAAGAACTTCCCATAAAAGGAACATGTTCCCAATGACGTTGAATTTCTCTACTATGTCTCATAGGAGCAGATTCACCATCTGTAAGAATTATACACTGAACCTTCTGAAGATTATTATTCTTTTTAAATTGTGGAAGGATCTGATGAAGAGCAACTAAACTTTCATTCAATGGAGTACCAGAAAGATTTAAACCAATAGGAATATTAAATGGACAATAAAGATGATGACTAAACGCACAAGCAAGTCTAAAAATATTTCTCATCTGCTCTTCTAAATCTTTATTTCGTACTTTACTACTAAAAAGATTCATCATAGAAAATGTTTCTTCAACAAGAATTAAACCCTCTTTCTTCTCATAAGCAAGTCTATGTATTCCATCTTCAGGTGGATAATCATTCGTAAATGCATAAACCTCAAAAGGTAAATTAACCTTCCTACAAAACCACAATAAGTTATAAAGTTGCTTAATAGTATCAAGCATCACAGTACTCATTGATCCAGACCAATCCAAAACAAAAACTAATCCATGATTTTTTCCATCGGGAAGTATACTTACCTTTTTGAAAATATCTTCATTAAACCTATAGGTATGAAGTTTCGTGGTGTCCAATACTCCAGTCCTAGCAATAGTAGAACGAGCGTAACTATCAGCAGACTTTCTACATTCAAACTCTTTAACAAGATAATTCACCTCCTTTTGTGCTGATCTTTTAAATTTTATAAATTCCTGATCTGATTCATTAAATAAATCAAATCCAGAAGTATTGAGATACTCTGATTCATCCCAATTCTTTTGTTGTTCTATAAAGGATTCGTTAATATTATCATGAATCCTTTTATTATCGATAATAATACTATTTAAATTTAAATTCGGTAATTCTACATAAACATTTTCACAAATCTCATTATTAGAAAGATCTCTAAGTGCATCTTCTAAAGAATCTGCAGTTTGTACTTCTATATCATTGTTATCATTACTAACACCCCCAGAATTAGAAGCATCGCTACTAGTCCCACCTTCCATAGAGTTATTGCTATCAGAGTCAGAAACGGTAGACAAATTATCAGAAGAGTCACCATCACCACAAGTCCCAGAAAGTTCAATATCTTCTTGAATATCTGATTCTGTTTTTTTGTTTTCCTCCTCCTGCTTGCAGAAATTATATAACGCTTCTGCTGCGGATAAGGTGTCATCAAACGTTTCGCAGTCATTGATTAAATTGATAATCGGTTTTTCAGTAGTCGAAAAATATATAGGAAAGAACGAACCAATCTTGTAGTGTAAATTAGCCCTATCAGCAAGATTAAAAGTAGAAATATCTTCATCATTTATTTGAAAGAAATCACGATCATGAAGTTCATTATATCCATTGTAAAATGATTTAGCAAGTCCTGCATATCTCCTCTTCATCAATTTCTCAATTCTTGCATCCTCAACTACATTCACAAACTGTGGTGGAATCTGTATCTCCCTAAACCAATCTCTATCAGGTGTATACAGTGCATGTCCTACTTCATGCCCTACAAGCATATCATATACATTATTACTTGCCCTATCCCATTGTGGTAGTATTAGAACCCGTGTATGTACATTAAACTGTGCCGTATCAACATTTTTATGCTCTACTATAAGATCTTCAGTAGCCAGAAGTTTAGCAAGTTGTGATTTAATTTCGTGCTTGACTACCATTTGTATTTTTAAGTATGAATATATTATACGAAGAAACCCCGCGATTTGCGGGGTTCAGTAGACGCTTTATCAACTGTCTGCGTCTTTCTCTTGCAGCACGTAATGCTTGTGGTTTAAGTTTTCGTTTAGACTCCTTCTTGGAGTGATGCTGCCAATTTGGGGTAGTCATTTTTCCAAGTCCTGTTCTTTATGTATCATACGAGAGAACCCATTAACCTTATCAAACTGTATGACACTTTCAAATTTGTCATTTAAATCTGATTTGTGAGATATCACAAAGATATTAGCATCCTTTATAACATAACGAATAATCTTAAGAAACTCATCAGTACCAAAACCATCAAGAGAACTATCAAAAACCTCATCCATAATCAACAGATTGGTATTGACTGAGTTCTTAACTCTTGCAACTTCTCTCCATGTAAAGAGTAATGCTAGGTCAATCCTCATCTTCTCACCTTCACTAAATGATGAATATGAAAAATCTTCGTGAATCGGTGACTTTACCGTTTCATTAAACTCCTCATCCAAAGTAAAATTGATATAAAAATCCATCAGCTGAAGATAACGATTTACCTGCTGATTAATAAATGGTAAATATTTCTTGATGATTTTTGTCTTTACTCCATCATCCTTAAGCAACGAATAAGCAAAATCATAGTAATTGATTTCTTCCCTTCTTGTTGCTAAATCTTCTATTGTCTTTTGGAGATTTTCTTTAAACTCTGTTAACTTCTCATGTTCAGTATTTCTGTTTTTAAGTCGTTCGGTAATAGTTTGAACTTCATTTTCCAAATCTCTGATCTGTCTCTGGTTGAGGCCAATCCGAGTATTGTTTTGAGAAATGTCATGATTGAGCTTAGTAATCTCCTTTGATAATTGGTTAAAATGGCGTTCTCGATCTTGTTCTAATTTAATGGACTCTTCGAGGTCTTTATAACCTTTCTGCAGCTCCCTTGCTTTATTTTGAACGCCATCGATTCTATTTAACCTAAACTCTTCTTCTATATCCTGAGTACACGTTGGACATACCTTATTTTCCTCAAAAAACTTATGTTCTTTAGCAATTGTTGCTACTTTTTGAGTAATTTTACCCTTAAGGTTATTAAGTTTTACTAACTTTTCGGCAGCTCCCATAACATCTTCTTGCTGCTTTATAATATCAGAAATATCTGCCTCAATCAATTGATTTTTCTCTAAATGAGTATCATTTTCTACACCCAATACTTTAATTTTCTCACTATTATTTTCAATATCATCCTTACCCCTTTGTTCTATTTCCTTAATCAAATCACTTTGCATTTTCATTTTGTCTTTAAGAGTTTCTTTCTTAAAATCCAAAGATCTTGTCGTCTCTCTCTGCTCTCTTATCTTCTCTCTAATAATACTATTCATAGCAGAAAAAATTCTAATATCTAATAAATCTTCAATAACTTCCCTACGATTATTAGCAGTTAGCTGCATAAAAGGCACAAAAGTACTACTACCCAAAATTACAATTTGAGTAAAAGATTTATAATTTACTTTAAGAATATTTTCTTCTAAAATCTTTTGATTAGAACGATCATCTGCTTCTTTATGTAAGAGATTACCATTTACCTCTATATCAAATATATTAGGTTTAATTCCTCTTCTAATAAGATAATCTCTACTATTAGAAGAAAATTCTATTTCTACAACACAATCTCTCTCATTAGTGGTATTAATTAACTGTGGTTTATTAATCTTACGGAATGGCTTATTAAACAATACAAATGTAAGTGCATCCAACATGGTAGATTTACCTGCACCATTTGTTCCTATAATAAGATTAGTATTATATTTTCGAAAATCTATTTCAGTCCAGTGATTACCAGTACTTAAAAAATTTTTATATTTAATTTTTTTGAAATTTATCATTTTTTGGAGGAATCACAAAGTCATCAGGGGTAATCACAGCATACTTATATGCATGTACCTTACACGTTTTTATAGCAAGCTCATCATCAACCTCAACCACATCCATAAGACGTTCATCTTGATCTTCAAGCATCATAGCATATCTTACAGCATCATCTTCCTCTTCGAATAAAAACAAAACTTTATCACCATGATTATCCTGGACAGCATAAGCTCCTTCATCTCTACTATTTTTAAGAGTAAGAAGATACATTCTATTCTACCTCGCAAGCTTGTCGATAAAGATCTTGAAAAATACCTTTGATTATACTTTTATCAAAAGAAGATTCCGATTCATCAATATATCGATTTAAAATAGAAAGAGTATTCTCTTCTTCTTCAATCTCAAAATCAGTACTCTCCTGAATATCAAAATTTTCAATAATTTTCAAATCTTGAACACCTACACCATAAAGTTTATCAATAAACTTTTCAAAATCTTTTGGTTTAGATTTTTTACGAACAATCAATTTAACAATTTTATTTGCATATTCAGTAGCATTAAATAATTTATAATTGGTATCCTCATAATAGATATTATAAAATAATTTATATGGATTGTTAATTGGGGTATGAGTGAGGTCTTCCGTATCAAATATGTGGAATCCCCTAGAATCGTTTACATCATTCCAAAACATCTCATAGGGATTACCCAAATAAAATATCTTCCCATCATTAGAACGGGTATGAAAATGACCAGAAAATACCTTTTCAAACTTATCAAAGATATTAACGGCCATACCAGTTTCCATCATATGACCACGAGTTGCTCTAAACCCATTAAGTTCCAGATGACCCATAGCAATCTTTGCCTTAGTTTTTTTAATTAAATTAGATGAGACGCCATAATTTTCAGAATTAATCCATGGTAAAAGAAGTATCTTTAACTTAGATATTGTAATCTCTTTAGCTGTGGAATATACCTGAATATTGGGATAAGTTCTTAATAACAACTCTGGTGAATTTACAATATTGGTATTCTTATAATAACAATCATGATTACCAATAATTGCATGAACCTTATACTTTTTCAATGGTTCAAATACAACTCTCTTCGACCATTCAAGGCTCTGCAAGTCAATAGATTTACGACTATCAAATATATCTCCCATATGAATAACCGTAGTTATTCCATTCTCTTCAAGATATGGGAAGAATACATTACTATAGAATAATTCAAAATAATCATGAAGATGTTTTGAACCCTTCCTTGCCCCATAATGAGTATCAGTAATTACAGCAATCTTCATTTGACTAATTTTTTAATTTGTATATTAAAGGAAGCAGATATTCTATCATTATCTGTTTGATTTTCATTAACATAATGGATAATTGATGCTGGAAAAAGAAAAATTGTTCCTTCTAATGGTTTTTTCCATTCATAGTCACTAAAAAAATTATACTTTTCTTTAATATCTTTATTATACCATTCTAGTTCCTTACCCTGTGAATAATCGTTAGGTGATATAAAACCAATACCACCACAATCATCAAAAGTTTTAATATAGAAACATCCTACCCAATCACAAAGAGAATGAATATGAGTATCATTGTAATGTCCTCTATTATTAATATTCATCCAAAGAGACTCTACATCCAAAGATATATCTATACCAAAAATTTGATTTGTTTGTAAATATGATACAAGTGTTTGGTTGATAGTATTAGATAAAATATTATCGTAATTATACTGAGAATTTGACTGCCATCCTCCTATATTAGAAATTTTACTTCCTTCAGGATCTTTCCTTTGCTCTTCATAAACAAATTCAATTAGTTGATCTTTTATTGACGAAAAATTATCTACTTTAAGATGATGAATAAGAGTAGGAAAAATAGGAGTTATCATCTGTTACGATATTGTATATTATCCTTAATCTGATTATATTCAGAATTACTACTAGAAAGAGCAGTATCATCAACCATCATAACTTCATCAAATCCAGTTCTTTCAATAATCTTTGTTTTAATATCTAATTGCTTTTTCTCCTTCTGTATTCTCCTGAGAAAAGCATAATGAATTATCTGAGTAAAATAAGCAAAAGGATTCTTAGATTTCTCTGGATCAAAATTGTGAATATACTGCACACAATTTTCAATACCATCAGATATCATATCTTCCCTAAACATATAATTAACAAAGTTCGGTTTATACGACAGATGAGTAGCAATCTTTAAAAAACATTCCCCCAAATAATTCGGAATCTGCGGTTTACCCTCCCATGGTCCTGACTTTGGAGGATCTTTATCATATTTTTTAATATAGATTTCTTTTGCTTTAGAAACTTTTGCCCTATAGACAATCATTGCTTCTAATAAATCTGCATTCTTTACATAATGTTCCGTTTTCTTTTTTGGCATAGCATCGGAATTCCCTTCTTATAGCATATAGGTATTATACCACACTTTTAAAGCTTGACAAGTTTCGTAATTATAAGTAGAATACCTTTGTGGAGGTTGATGGGAATATATTAGTTTTCTTTCAGATCAGTTTTAATATTATAATCAGCTTCTAATTTCTTACGGGCATCTTTAATCGACGATATATATCCCATTTTTGTAGATGGTTGAACCTGTCCATTTGGTGTATGAATTTCTATTTTCTCATCTTCAGAAATAAAATTCTCATATATTGCAATTAATTTCTGATCTCTAGTTTCAGTCATAGTAATAATTTTATCAGAAGTTATCATAAAGAAATCCTCATCAGATAATTCAATCCAATTTTTAACTTTGACATGAGATCCCTGTGCATTATGAAACATCTGCATAATGAGTGGATTTTGAAGTACTATAATAGGATCTCCATCATTTTCATCAATGCTAACCAATGAAAATATTTCTTCTCCTGATACTAGCTTTATAATTGAATGAAACTCTTCTCCCATTAGTTTTTAAGTGGTATGTTTACAATATCATAATTAAAGTTTTCTTCATTATAAACTTTAATTCGTTCAATTAAATGATTCAAAGTATAATTTCGTCTGGATTTATAACTAATATCATCAGCAATATCATATAATGTTGCTTTATTCTTTTGTTCTCCTTTACGAAGTACCCTCCCTATTGATTGTAGATTTCTAATTCTAGACTTAGACGGAGAAGCAAAAATGACGTTGTGAAGGTTTTTAATATTAATACCTGTGGAGAATGTTCCATAAGAAGCTACAATAATTGCATTGTTTTCTCTTTCAGTTATTTCTCTAACCTTCTCTCTGTCTTCTGTATCTACACCACCATGAACAAAAAAGACATGACGATTTTCAATAATATTACTACTATTTATTAGATCGTAAAGTGGTTGACCGTGCCCTTCTACTCTAGCATAAAGGATAAGAGTATTACCTTTTAGATCAAGAGCAAGATTTTTAATAAAGTTATTTCTACGATTATGACCGA